GGAAACAAATACATCTTACTGAGAGAATCAGAATTATTAATGGTGATTAGATAACATAAAAAACATGGAGGTCAACAATGAAGTGTCTTAAAAGTATAAAAACAGGAAATATTATCAGAGTAACTGATAGAGAAGCAAATAATGCATCAAGTGAGTGGAAGTTTATTCCAAAATCAGAATGGAAAGCATTAAGACCAAAGGCTTCGGTAAAGCAAGTTGAAGAAATTGAAAAGAAAGAAGAAACGATTTCAGAAAAAGCATTGAAAAGAAAAAAGATTGGTGAAAGACAAAGACCAGCAGAAGATTTGGATAACTATTTAATAAGTAAGTAATGCAAGAAGTAGATACACTAGTCAAATATGGCCAATCGTATCAATCTAAAGTTGTTGCTTCTCTTATAACCGATGTAAAGTTTTTAGAACAGGTAAGTGAAATTACTAAACCTTTATTCTTTGAGTCTCAAGCAAATCAATGGATTGTAAAAGAGGTTCAATCATACTTTGATGAATATAGAACAGTTCCGACAATGGAAGTGTTTAAGATTAAAGTTGGTGAAATTGAAGATAAAGGATTGAAACAAACGGTAGTTGAACAATTAAAGAATGTTTATTTACAAATTGGTGCAGAAGATATACCATATGTAAAAAAAGAATACCTTACATTTGCAAAAAATCAGAAAGTTAAAGAGGCTCTATTCAAATCGGTAGACCTATTAAAGAACGGACAATACGACCAGATTATAGATACAATGATGAAGGCATCCAAAGTGGGTGTTGAGTCGGATTTAGGTTTGGACTATATTGAAAACTTTGAATCCATTTTAGAAGATGTTAAAAGAGACTCCACACCAACAGGATGGGATGTTATTGATGAACTAATGGATGGTGGATTAGGACCCGGTGAATTGGGAGTTGTAATGGCACCTTCTGGTATAGGTAAAAGTTGGTTCTTATCCAAAATAGCATGTTCGGCATTACAAAGAGGTATTGATGTATTACATTATACTTTGGAATTGTCAGAAAGTTATGTAGGACAAAGATATACTACTATTCTTACCAATATTGCAACCGCAGACCAAAAACTTAGAAAAGATGAAATCATTCGTAAAATCAAACAAGTTCCAGGTAGAGTTCGTATTAAGTATTATCCACCACAATTTGCATCTGCAAAAACAATTGCAGCTCATATTGAAAAGATAAAACAAACTGGATTCAATCCAAAACTTATTGTAATAGACTACGCTGACTTATTAAAAAGTGGTAATGGTAGTAGAGATGGATTATATGCGGAGTTAGGTGGTATCTATGAAGAGTTGAGAGGACTAAGTGGTGAAACCAAAATACCAGTATGGACTGCAACACAGACGAATAGAGCCGCAATAGACCACGAAGTTATTCAAGCGGATAGTGTGGGTGATTCTTATAAGAAAGTCCAAACAGCAGACTTTATAATGTCAGTAAGTAGGAAAACAAAAGATAAGTTATCAAACACAGGTCGTATTCACATTGTAAAGAATAGATTTGGTCCTGACGGAATGACATTTCCTGCAAAGATTGATACATTTACTGGTATTATGGATGTGTTCGCAGCTAATTCGGTTGACGGAATGACATCTACAAAAGATAGTAAAAATGGAGAAGGATTAGAAAAGAAACTCTTACATAAGAAGTATGTGGAGAATATGGGATAAGTATTAAAAAATTAAAAAAAGTGTCAATAAATATTTTTCAACAAAACCTAAAATTAACTAAAGAAAATAGGGTATAATGCTGCTAGACCAGATATATATCTTTACATTTCCCACTTTTTTAGGGAAAATATTTACTAACGAAAATTAAAAATTTACAAACAAAATGGACATTTCAAACAAAATCCTATCAGAAATTACGGTATATATGAAGTACGCAAAGTACAGACCGGAATTACAAAGGAGAGAAACATGGGAAGAGCTGGTTACGAGAAATATGGAAATGCATATTAAAAAGTATCCACAATTAGAACAAGAGATTAGAGATAATTACAAATTTGTGTATGATAAAAAGGTATTACCATCAATGCGTTCAATGCAGTTCGCAGGTAAACCAATTGAAATGTCACCAAATAGAATCTACAATTGTGCATTTGCACCGATTGATGATTGGAGAGTATTTTCAGAAATTATGTTCTTACTTTTAGGTGGAACAGGAGTAGGTTATTCAGTTCAAAAACATCATGTAGATGCATTACCTGAAATTAGAAAACCAAATGCAGACAAAACTCGTAGATTCCTTATTGGAGATTCTATTGAAGGATGGGCCGATTCAATTTCAGTATTAGTAAAATCATATTTCTTTGGTGGAAGTAAACCACAATTTGATTTTAGAGATATTAGACAGAAGGGTGCAAGGTTGATTACATCTGGTGGTAAAGCTCCAGGACCTCAACCACTTAAAGAATGTTTAATTAAATTAGAAGGTATATTAGATGCTAAAAAGAATGGTGATAAATTATCTCCATTAGAAGTGCATGATATGGTTTGTCATATTGCAGATGCAGTATTGGCAGGTGGTATTCGTAGAGCTGCATTGATTTCTTTGTTCTCTGCAAATGATGAGCAAATGATTAGTTGTAAGAGTGGTGCATGGTGGGAAACAAATCCACAAAGAGGTAGAGCAAATAACTCGGCAGTCCTAATGAGACATAAAATTGACAAACCTTATTTTATGGACTTATGGCAAAGAATCGAAGCAAGTGGAGCGGGTGAACCTGGTATCTACTTATCAAATGATAAAGATTGGGGAACTAATCCTTGTTGTGAGATTGCTTTAAGACCTTTCCAATTCTGTAATTTATGTGAAGTTAATGTAAGTGATGTAGTTGACCAGGATGATTTAAATGCAAGAGTAAAAGCAGCATCATTCATTGGAACATTACAAGCAGGTTATACCGATTTCCATTATTTAAGACCAATCTGGCAAAGAACAACCGAAAAGGATGCATTGATTGGAGTATCTATGACAGGTATAGGAAGTGGTGCAGTTTTAAAAATGAACATGAAAGAAGCAGCAAAAGTTGTTAAAGAAGAAAACAAAAGAATTGCAGATGTATTGGGTATCAATCATTCAGCAAGAACTACAACTGTTAAACCTGCAGGAACAACATCATTGACATTAGGAACAAGTAGTGGTATTCACGCTTGGCACAATGACTATTATATTCGTAGAGTAAGAGTAGGTAAAAATGAGGCAATTTATTCTCACTTATTATTAAATCATCCGGAATTGGTAGAAGATGAATATTTTAGACCACATGATACTGCGGTAATCGGTATTCCACAAAAAGCACCCCAAACTGCAATCTTTAGAACCGAATCTCCAATTCAATTATTAGAGAGAGTTAAGAAAGTGCATGGTGAGTGGATTAAACCAGGACATAGAACAGGAAACAACACACACAATGTATCTGCAACAGTTTCAATTAGAGAACATGAGTGGGATGCAGTTGGTGAGTGGATGTGGGAAAATAAAGAATATTACAACGGACTTTCAGTATTACCTTACGATGGTGGAACTTACATTCAGGCACCATTTGAAGATTGTACAAAAGAAAAGTACGAAGAATTAATGAAAACACTTACGGAAGTAGACCTAAGTAAAGTTATTGAAATCGAAGATAATACGGATTTATCAGGTGAGGTAGCTTGTGCGGGAGGTGCGTGTGAAGTTAAATAAAGATGATAAGCAATTATATTATTTGGAAAATGGTAAAGTGGTGTTCACTCCTGAGTATCACCTTCAACGAGGTGATTGCTGTGGGAGTGGGTGCCGCCATTGTCCATTTGAACCCAAATATCTAAAAGGTAATACTAAATTAGATTCGTTATGGGAGAAAATCAATCAACAAAAAACAAAGAATTGACAGAGAAAATTAGAGAAGAAAAGCAAAAAGAGAAGGGCCCGATTAAGTTTCAAATTCAATTAAATGAGGAACAAAAAGAAGCAAAAGATAAAATTTTAAATAACGCAATTACAATTCTAAGTGGTAAAGCGGGTAGTGGTAAAACACTTTTAGCTTGTCAAATTGCATTGGATATGTTATTTAAGAAAACGGTTAGTAAAATTATCATTACAAGACCGACAGTAAGTAAAGAAGAAATTGGTTTTTTACCAGGAGACCTTAGAGAAAAAATGGAACCCTGGATGCAACCAATCTATTCAAACTTTTATTTACTTTACAATAGAGAAAAAATAGATGAGATATTAACAAACGGACAAGTTGAAATTGTACCTGTTGCATTTATGAGAGGTAGAACTTTCTTAGACTCATTTGTAATTGTAGATGAAGCTCAAAACTGCACTCACGAACAAATGGAAATGATTGTAAGTAGATTGGGTATTAGAAGTAAGATGGTAGTATGTGGAGACACTGCTCAAGTAGATTTAAAACAAAAAGGTGAAAGTGGATTTGGTTTCTTATTAAGAGTAGCTAAAAAAGTAAAAGAAATGGCATCACAAACATTATTAGTAAATCATAGACATTCAGTAGTTGATGCCCTATTGGAAGAATATGAAGAATTTAAAAACAAAACAAATGGTAACGGTCAAAAAGTTTAGTGCGGTATGGTGCGGCCCTTGTAGAGTGTTAGCACCGGTAATGAATGAAATCAAAGGTCAATTTTCAAATGTAAAATTTGAAGAATATGATATTGATGAATATAGTGAAGTAACCGAACAATATGGTGTTCGTTCAGTTCCAACGGTAATCATCGAAAGAGATGGTGTTGAATTACAAAGATTTTCAGGACTTTCATCCAAAATAGCATATATCAATGCAATCAATGAGGCAGTAAAGTAAATTTGGTATTGTGAGAAAAATTAGTTATATTAGACATATGAAATTAGTAGGTGAATTACATCCTATGCATAAACTGACTGAAGAACAGGTATTGCAAATTAGGGAACTATATAAAATAGGTCATAGAAATATTAATGTAATAGCTAGGAACTATAAAGTATCACCCGCTAACATCAAAAAAATAGTTACAAACGAAACGTGGAAACACATGGTTAAGTGGCCATATGAAAGTACAAGATAAACAATATTGTGATACTTCCAAGTTTAGTGTAAGGTTAATAGAAAAGTCGGTTGCAAAGAATATAATAGTAAAACATCATTATTCTAAACAATGGACAAAAGTTAGTTACGCATTGGGTTTGTTCTACGAAAACGACACCGAACATAAATTCTTTGGCGGAGTAAATCAGGAACTAATTGGAGTAATTTGTTATGGTGACCCAATTGGTAGACATTGTGGAGCATCTATAAGTGAGACATTGGATAGAACGGAAGTGATGGAGTTAGTAAGACTTTTTGTATTTGACGGATATGGTTGTAACATTGAAAGTTGGTTTGTCGGAAAATCTTTTGAATGGTTAAAAGAAAACGCAAAACAAATAAGAGCATTGATATCATATTCCGACCCTGTGCAAGGGCATAAAGGACAAATATATCAGGCAACAAATTGGTTATATCAAGGAACAAGTATTAGACCTAACGACACATGGTCTTTTCGTTTTGAAGAAGGTGGCAAATGGATACATGGTAGAACTATGGCACCTTATTGGGGAACAACCTCACCTTTCAAATTACAAGAACTTATTGATAAACCATTTTGGGTAAAAAGAGAACCAAAGAAACATAGGTATATCTACATTTTGGGCAAGGATAAAAAAGATAAAAAGGAATTGTTGAAAAATATAAAACACCCTTTATATCCATATCCAAAAACATTAGAAAAATATACCGAAGAAATATTAAAATTAGAACCAATTGAAAGAGTTAAATAAGTTATATTGTGATACGAGTAGAGTATCAGTTAGAGAAATTAGTAGTTCAGTTGCAAAAGAAATTATAGTTAAAAAACACTATACTCACGCATGGACTGCATGTAGATATTCATTAGGAATATTTTACAAAACTGATGAGTCAAATGCATTGGGTGATAGTGATAAACTAATTGGATGTTTAGTGTATGGATTCCCAGTAGGTGCAAGAGCTGCAAATTCAGTTTCAGATTCAATTACAAAGGATAACATTTTAGAATTAACAAGATTGTATTGCGATGATGGATATGGTTCTAATATTGAATCGTATGCATTAGGACAATCGTTTAAGTGGTTTAGAGAGAATGATAAGGCAATCAAAATTCTAATATCATACGCAGATAACGGACAAGAACATTTAGGAGGTATTTATCAGGCAACCAATTGGATTTATCAAGGAATGAATACTGATATCGCATTGATGCCAAATTATGGAATATCTTTATCAAATGACCCCTATAAATGGATTCATAGTAGAACTGTGTTTTCAATGTGGGGTAGCGGTAATTTGGAACATCTTAGGAGAGAAATAGGTAAGCAAGGATATAAACAATTTTGGAGAAGGGAAGAACCACCAAAACATAGATACATACAGGTATTGGGTGCAGATAAAAAAGAAAAAAGAGAATTACTTAAAACTCTTAAACATGACCCAAAGTCGTATCCAAAAGATACAAGAGATTTCAACAAAGAAATCGAACACTACACTACAATTGCACCAGAAACAGAACTTGCAAGTAAGTTTTGGTAATTTGGATAATTTTTAGTATATTACATATATGAACAAATTTTGGGAAACAGGAAAAGATACAACTACATTTGACTTTGAAGGTAATAAAAAAGAATTAGTATCTAATTTAGATTATATATCCGAAATGTCGGTTGAAGAACAAACACTTTATAAAAAGTGGATAGAATGGAATCAGGATTTGCATACCAGTATGATGAAATTACCTATAATACAATCTTATTATGATTTATTATGGGCACCAACTGATTTGACAAATTATGATTTAACGATTAAAGAAATACAATCTTTAGAACCATATGTTGAGATAGTAGAAGACCCGAAAGAGTCTGGTAAATGGTCTGATATTCGTAAGTTAATTCACACAATGGACTTTACTGCGAATCCAGGTCGTAATGTTAAAATTTATGTTAAAGATAAACTAACTGGAAAGATATTAGGATTGATAAGTTTGGGTAGTGATATTACATCATTAGGAGTTAGAGATGAATATATCGGTTGGGGAAAGGAAGATAAGTTTACAAATGGTAAATTAAACAATACTACCATTGCAACTACGATAGTTTCGGTTCAACCATTTGGATATAATATGTTAGGTGGTAAGTTGATTGCAACTATGACCACTTCTCCTGTCATTAGAGATTATTGGTATAAGAAGTATAATAATATATTAGTAGGGGTAGGAACGACTGCATTGTATGGTGCATCGTCAATGTACAATGGCATTCCACATTTCAAAACATTAGGTGAGTCAAAGGGAATGATTAGTATCAAACCGGATGATAAGTATTATGATGTTTGGCACCAATATATTAAGGTAAAATATCCAGAAAAATACGAAAAGGCAATCAACTCAACAGGACCAAAACAAAATGTCCTTAATATGATTTTTAGAGAGTTGGATATTAAAACTACACACTATAATCACGGATTTAAAAGAGGTGTATATTTTGCACAAATGTATGAAAATGGTAATGAATATCTTTGTAGTAAAATAAATGATACAGATTTACAATTAAAAGATAGATTTGCAAAAGGTGACGAATATAGTATTCAATGGTGGAAAGACAAGGCGGTAAAACGATATACCACATTGTATAATGATAATAGAATTAAACCTGAAATATTATTTTATTCAGATGTGATTGGAATGACATGGGAGCAGTGTAAAGAAAAATACTTAAAAGAAGTGGGGAGATAATATGTACCAGAATATATTTTACGAAAGAGCAAAAAACTTAATACATCTTTGGGATGACAAAAATGGGTATCAAACAATGCCATATCGAAAGTATGCATATAAGAAAGACCCATACGGACAATATCGTTCAATGTATGGTGACAAACTTACTCGTATTTCAAAATGGGATAAAGATGAAAGTGATGACCTATTTGAATCTGATGTTCCAGAAACAACGAGAGTATTAGTTGATATATACGATAATGACATACCATCAACAGGACATAGAGTATTGACTTTTGACATTGAGGTTGAAATGATATCAGGACTCCCAAACACAAAAGAAGCACAAAACGAAATTACTGCAATTGCTGCACATGATGGTGCAACTAAATTGTATGATGTATTCGTATTAGACAAAGACAAAATAGTTAAAAACAATGCCAAAAACTTTAACAAAGATGGGAGAGAAGTTACTCTACACATTTTCGATAACGAGAAAAATCTCTTACTTGCTTTCCTTAATTATTACCAGGAAGTTGACCCGACTATTCTTACAGGGTGGAATATAGATTTCTTTGATATTCCATATTTGTATAATAGACTTAAAAATGTATGTGGAGAAAGTCATGCAAAAAGATTGTCGAGAATAGGACAGGCATATTGGTCTCCATATAGAGAAAAATTTAGTTTCGGTGGAGTATCCGTTTTGGATTACATCAAATTATACAAAAACTACAACTATGGTTTGGAAAGTTCATATACACTCAATCATATTGCAACAAAAGAGTTAGGTAGAGGTAAGGTGGAATATGAAGGTAGTTTGGATGACTTATTCGTAAATGATTTAGAAAAGTTTATTGAGTACAACATTGTCGACGTGGACTTAGTAGTATCAATGGATGAGAAATTAAAGTTTATTGATTTATGTCGTGCGATATGTCACGCAGGATTTGTTCCATATGAGGATTATATTTATTCGTCAAAATTCTTAGAGGGAGCATGTTTGGCATACTTAAAGAAACAAGGATTGGTTGCAACAAATAAACCAAAGGATAGAAATGAAAGAATGCAGGCATTAAGAGATAACAATGAGGAAAAGTTCATTGGAGCATATGTAAAAGAACCTATCGTTGGTAAATATGATTGGATTTATGATTTGGATTTGACATCACTATATCCATCAATCATTATGACACTTAATATCAGTCCTGAAACAAAGATTGGTAAGATTGAAAATTGGGATGCAGAGAAATATATTAAAGGTGGAGAAACTGATTATAGATTGATTGGGAAAGATGGTGAAATTTATGATTACACTAAACAAGAATTAGAAGAAGTTATTAAAGATAGTAATTTAGGTGTTGCATCAAATGGTGTATTATATTCACAAGATACTCCTGGTTTGATTGCAGACATTTTGGACACATGGTTTAAACAACGTGTAGAATTTCGTAAATTGGAAAAGAAATATGGTGAGGCCGGTGATACTGAAAAATATGAATTCTATGGTAAAAGACAGTTAGTACAAAAGATTCTTTTGAACTCAATGTATGGTGTATTAGGTTTACCTGCGTTTCGATTCTATGATGTGGATAATGCGGAGGCAGTGACACTAACAGGACAAGTCGTAATTAAAAAGACGGCTGAAATGGCAAATAGAAAATATTGGAAAGAATTAGGAACAACCGATGACTACAATGTTTATATTGATACTGACTCAATTTATATGATGGCAGAACCTTTGGTAAAACATAGATACCCAGAATATAAAACATTTGACGAAAAGAGAATGGCAGTTGAGGTAGATAATATTGCAACCGAAACACAAACATTCTTAAACTCATTCTACGACTTATTGGCAGAGAGATTTTTCTTTATTCCAAAAGAGAAGCATAGATTTGAGATTAAAAAGGAATATATCAGTAAAGCAGGATTTTGGGTAGCAAAGAAACGATATGCACAATGGATGATTTTGAAAAATGGTATTCCATGTGATAAGTTGGATGTGAAAGGGTTGGATGTAGTACGTTCATCGTTTCCAAAAGCTTTCCAAAAGTTTATGTCTACAATGTTAAAAGATATTCTGATGGGTAAAGATAATGATTATATTGATGATACATTGTTAACCTTTAAGAAAAGTTTACCAACACTTCCTGTAAATGTGATTGCAAAGGGTGGAGCAATTAAAGAATTAAGTAAGTATGATGATGGTAGTTGGAAAACGGGTTCATCAATTGCAACATTTGAGAAAGGAACACCTGCACACGTTAAAGCCGGAATTGCATATAATAGATTATTAAAATTCTTCAACGCACCTTTTAAAAATGAACCAATTAGAGATGGTGATAAGGTTAAATGGGTATATCTTAAAAATAATCCATTAGGTTTAGAAACACTTGCATTCAAAGACTATAATGACCCAAAAGAAATTATGGATTTTGTAGAACAATACATTGATAGAGATAAGATATTTGAAGCAGAATTAGAAAACAAATTAGATGATTTTTATAACGCATTAAAGTGGGATAAAGTCACCGCAGATACAAAGACTGCAAAGAAGTTCTTCGCATTTTAATTTGGTATTATCAAAAATTAGTCGTATATTAGTAAAACAAACAATAAAACATGAACAAAAACAATTTATTAAAATTCATTCAAAAGTATTCACTAGGTGGACTTATTGAATCAGTTGCGTGGAACGCAGAAGGAACAAAATTATCAGTTCGTTTCATTTCAGACGACAAAACCCTATTAGGTGAAGTAGAATACAATGCGTATACATCTACTCCAATGAATGTTGGTATTTATACAACATCATTATTGAAAAATATGATTGGTGTATTAGACAACGACTTAACATTGAAAGTTGACAAAGCAGGTGATAAATCAGTATCATTGAAGTTATCTTCTGATGAAACCGAAACATCTTATCAATTGGCAGACTTAGGAGTTATTCCTCCTGTTCCAGATTTGAAAGCATTGCCTGATTTTGGTATTTCAATTGATATGGCATCTAATATGATTGACAAATTTATCAAAGCAAAAGGTGCATTGAGTGATGTAGATACTTTCACAATCTTTACTGAAGGTGGTGATTTAAAGATGGCAATTGGTTATTCATCTATCTCTACAAACCGAGTTACATTTACTGCACAAAAAGATTATGCAGAAACAGTAAAACCAATTTCATTTTCAGCTAAGTATTTGAAAGAAATCTTAACTGCAAACAAAGAAGCAACATCAGCAAAATTAAAAGTTTCAACGGATGGTTTATCAAATGTTGAATTCCAAATTGATGATTTTGTATGTAAATATTATTTAGTAGAAATTTCAAATTAATAAAAATGAGTAAAGAACAATTAGAATTATTCCCAACGGAAGTTGGTTATGAATTATCCCCACAAGAAGAAGTAGAAGTATCAGAAATGGAACAATTACCAACAATTGAAGATGCAGAGTGGTGTTTTCAATTTTTTAACAATGAACCAATTGTATTTGCATGGTCAAATGAAGGTGAAAAACCAACTTTATTGACTTTACAAATTGAACCAAAAGAAGGTGAAGGATTAAACTTCCAACAAAATGGAATGTCTTTTAGAATTTTCCCAAGACCAATTAGTGAAGAAACAAAAAAAGAAAGAGAGAATGCAAGTAAAAATAAAGAAGCTTAGTCCTTCGGCAGTAATTCCAATTTACGCAAAAGATGGTGACGCGGGAATGGATTTAGTAGCTACATCAATCGTAAATGAAGAAGTATTTCAAATTACATATGGGTTAGGTGTATCTATGGAAATACCCAAAGGATTTGTAGGATTAGTATTCCCTCGTTCATCAATTAGAAAATACGATTTAAGTTTAACAAATTGTGTTGGAGTAATCGATAGTGGATATAGAGGAGAATTACAGGCTACATTTAGAAAAGAAAGAGGGGTTGCATCCAAAAAATATGAAGTAGGTGATAAGATTTGTCAAATTATGATTATACCATATCCACCTATTGAATTTAAGGAAGTAGAAGAATTAACAAATACCGAAAGAGGTGAAGGCGGATTCGGTTCAACTGGAAAATAATATGAGTTTTTTCGCAAACGAAAACAATAAAAAAGAACATAGCTTGTGGGTGGAGAAATACCGCCCACAAACTCTTGCTGACTATGTTGGTAATGAAACCATCAAAGAAACAATTCAGCAGTATTTAGATGCAAATGATATACCACATTTGTTGTTATACGGAAAAGCAGGTACTGGTAAGACCACACTTGCAAAGTTAATTGTAAACACAATCAAATGTGACTATATGATTATCAACGCATCGGATGAAAACAATGTAGATACCGTAAGAACGAAAGTTAAGAACTTCGCATCATCCGTAGGTTTCGCAGGTTTCAAAGTAATCATATTAGATGAGTTTGATTATATGACACCGGGAGCACAAGCGATTTTGAGAAACTTAATGGAAACATTCAGTAAACATTGTCGTTTTATCTTAACCTGTAATTACATTGAGAAAATCATTGACCCTATCCAAAGTAGATGTCAATCTTTCGCAATCACACCCCCTACTAAAAAGGATGTAGCGGTTCAGGTAGCAAAGATATTAGATGCAGAAAAGATTAAGTATGAACCAAAGAATATGGCTGATGTGATTAATTCATATTATCCAGATATTAGAAGAATACTTAATACTTGTCAATTACAATCCGCAAAGGGTGAATTGAAAGTAGACCACAAAATTATGGTTGAGTCAAACTTTGCAAGTAAACTTATTGAGTTATTGAAATCAAATGATGACAAACGAAATGTGTTTATGGCAACAAGACAGGCCGTAGCAGATAACAAACTAAATGACTACTCCGAAATGTATACAATGTTATACGACAAAGTTGATGAATATGCAACCGGAAATGTAGCAAATGTAATTTTGACAATCGCAGATGGATTATCAAAAGATGCATTAGTAGTAGATAAAGAAATCGTATTTATGTCTACAATTATACAAATATTAAACATTATAAAATAAACAAAATGGAACAAGGACAACAATTACCAACGAATTTTAACTTAAACGATGCAAGAGATATGGATTGTGAATGTGGTGGAAAGATATTTTTACCAGCATATAGATTCAAAAAGATATCTCGTTTATTAACAGGACAACCAAAGGATTCGGTTATGCCAATTGAATTGTATGTATGTTCATCATGTGGTAAACCATTACAAGAATTATTACCACAAGAATTACAAGAAACAAAAATTGCAGAATAATGGCAGCAAAATTGTTTGACCATATCAATGCAATAACTACCATACAAGACCCAAAGTATTTTGACAAACTATCTGACGAAGATGTTAAGACTTGGAGTAATTTTATGATAAATAGATTTCTATCAATGAAGCCTGAATGGGTTGAGTTGGTAGCATCTCTATTGCCTTTAACACAAACTCTACAACCAAAAGAAATGTATAAGTTGTATATTAGTGTTATTCCAAAAGGTAAATACTTTTTGAAATATATAAAAGGAAAATCGGAAGATAAATATGAACAATTCATAGTTGACTTATTAAAGAAAGAATACGATTGTTCCGAAAATCAGGCAATTGAATATTTGGAAGTTCTTTATTCAACAAGAGAAGGTAGAGAATATATGAAATATGTCTGTGAAAAATATGCGGTAGATAAAAAGCAAATAACTAAATTGAAACTCAAGATATAATTTGGTAAATCCAATTATTTGTCTTATATTAGATATATTATGGCAAGAGTATCATTTTCACAATATAGTATGTGGCATAGTTGTCCACATCAATACAAATTAGCATACATAGATAAGTTAGGAGAAAACTCTTCTAACATACATTCAATCTTTGGAACTGCAATGCATGAGACACTCCAAAACTATTTGGAGAAGTGTTTAAGAATATCAAAGTCACAAGCTGACAAAATGATTGACTTAAAAGAATATCTAAAAGAAAGAATGAGAGATGCATATCTCAAAGAAACCGAAGGTGAAATCGGTAATACTACAATCTGCACCAAAGAAGAAATGGTAGAGTTTTTAGAAGATGGAAATGTCTTATTAGATTGGTTTCAAAAACCCAAAAACTTTAACAAATTCTTTTCGTTAAAACACGATGAGTTGGTAGCAATTGAACAACCCATAAACACAAAGATTTCAGAGAATGTAAACTTTATGGGTTTCATAGATTTGATTATCAGAGATACCTTTAATGGTAGATATAGAATCATTGACTTTAAAACTTCTACAAGAGGTTGGAGTAAGTATCAAAAATCAGACCCAGTTAAAAACGCACAAATCCTTTTATATAAAAAATTCTATGCAGAATTACTAAACATTTCCGAAGATGTGATTGATGTTGAATTTATCATATTAAAAAGAAAGGTAGAAGTAAGAGAGGATATCCCAACACATAGAATGAGTAAACACGTACCTGCAAATGGCAAGGTTTCGGTAAATAAGGCTTGGAAAGGTTTTACTGAATTTGTCGAAAGTGTATTTGACAAAGATGGTAATTATAGAACTGATGTAGAATTTCCAAAGAACGCAACTAAACTATGTGAATGGTGTGAGTTTTTTGATAGAGGAATTTGTGATAGAGGGTTAAAAAATTTAAATTAAACAATATATATTTTAAAAATAAGTTATGGCAAAAAAGAAGATTCTGTTGTTATCAGATGATTTAAGAATGGCAAGTGGTATTGCCAATGTTTCCAAACAATTGGTATTGGGAACGGTCGATAAATACGATTGGGTACAATTAGGTGCAGCAATCAAACATCCAGAAGCCGGTAAGGTTTTAGATTTAAACGATAGTGTTAGAGAATCAACCGGAGTAAAGGATGCAAATGTAAAAATTTACCCGTCCGATGGTTATGGTAATGCCGATATAATTAGACGACTATTGATGGTTGAAAAACCTGACGCTATCTTACACTTTACAGACCCGAGATATTGGATTTGGTTATATGAGATGGAGCATGAAGTTCGTCAATCAGTACCATTATTTTTCTATCATATTTGGGATGATTTACCAGACCCAAAATATAATAGAGATTACTACGAAAGTTGTGATTGGATTGGATGTATTTCAAAACAAACATATGGTATTACCCGTAGAGTTTGGGGTTGGGATAAAGAAAAACATTGGACTAAACCAGCAGACTGGCAAGTAAGTTATGTACCACATGGTATCAATTCCGACTTATACAAACCAGTAGAAGTTCCACAAGAATTTAAAAAAGAAATATTTGGTGATAAAGAATATGAATTTGTTTTATATTGGAGTAATAGAAATATTCGTAGAAAACAACCAATCGATGTAATTCTTGCATTTGACAAATTCGTTGAAGCATTAGCACCTGAACATAGAGATAAAGTGTGTTTATTGATGCATACTGAACCCGTACAAGAACATGGTACGGATTTACCAAGAACAATTGCAGAATGTTGTTCATCGGAAACAAATGTGGTATTTGCACCGAATAGATACAATGAGGAACAATTGAATTATTTATACAATATCGCCGATGTGACAATCAATGTGGCATCTAACGAAGGATTTGGATTAGCAACCGCAGAATCAGTAATGGCTGGAACACCAATTATAGTAACGGTTACAGGTGGTTTACAAGACCAATGTGGATTTAGAGAAAACGGAACAGGTAAATTATTAACGGCTGAAGATTATGTGGAGATTGGGTCTTTACATGATAGACATAAAAAAGCAGGTGTAGTTTGGGGAGATTGGGTTAAACCAATTTGGCCAGTTCGTTCAACAACAGGTTCGGTTCCTACTCCATACATTTTTGACGATAGAGTTGATTTTGAAGATATCAGTCCTTTAATTATGGATTGGTACAAGATGCCAAAAGAAGATAGAGAAGCTGCTGGATTAAAAGGTAGAAAATTCTTTTTAGGAGAAGGTAAATTGAGTAGAGAAGCAATGTGTCAATCATTAGTAGATGGTATGGAAGGAGCATTTGCAAATTGGAAACCAAAACAAAAATTTAAGTTAATAGAGTTATAATATGAAACCAACATTAGTATTTCAGGCACCAGTAGCAACAAGAAGTGGGTATGGTGACCACGCAAGAGATTTATTACATTCTCTATATAAATTAGACAAATTTGAAATCAAAGTAATTAGTACTCGTTGGGGAAATACTCCAATGGATGCATTAAACTATGAGAATCCATTTCATAAATTTGTAGTAGATAGTATTATACCACAAATTACAGAAAAACCTGACATCTATATTCAGGTTACAGTTCCAAATGAATTTCAACCATTGGGATTCTATAACATTGGAATCACTGCGGCAATCGAAACCACACATTGTGCATTGGATTGGGTACATGGTTGTAATAGAATGGACTTAATTATAGTACCATCCGAACATTCAAAAGATAGTTTAGTAAAAACAATTTATAATGAAGCCGATAAACAAACAAATCAATTAATCAAACAACATCAAATTGTAAAACCAGTTGAGATTCTTTTTGAAGGATTTGATGAAATGGATTTTGCAACTGATGACGTTGCAAATATTTCGGAATTGGATTCAATCAAAGAAGATTTTGCATTCTTATTCGTAGGACATTGGTTAAGAGGTGATTTGGGTGAAGATAGAAAGAATGTGGGAATGATGATTAAAACATTCACAATGGCTTTTAAAAATGAAAAAGTAAAACCCGCATTAGTTCTAAAAACCAGTTCAGCTGGATTTAGTGTAATGGATAGAGAAACAACTATTAAAAAAATTAGAGAAGTATTAGGAAAAGATTATAAATCAGTTTCAATTTATTTACTACATGGTGATTTAACTCCATCTCAAATGAATGGGTTATATGAACATCCAAAAGTAAAGGCAATGTTGAACTTTACAAAGGGTGAAGGATTTGGTAGACCTCTATTAGAATTCAGTTTGACGGGTAATCCTGTTATTGTTTCTAATTGGAGTGGCCACTTAGACTTCTTAAAGCAAGGTGCAGTATTATTGGAAGGTGAATTAAAACCAGTACATGAATCTGCAGCTGACCAATTTTTATTAAAAGAATCACAATGGTTTAATGTAAATATTTCAAAAGCATTATCTACAATTAAAGATGTTTATAAAAACTATGACAAATATAAAGTTGAATCATTCCAATTAGGTAAACAAAATAAA